AAAAGATGGTTCATCCCCCTCCATTAGGAACCCCGTGAACCCTGGGGTGGCGCCGATAACGCCTATTCAACAATGCCTTCAAGAGTAAACTCTGAGGGTACACCGTCGATTTGGCCCGCACCATCATAATTGATTACGGACCCACGCCTTACAACATCTGACAAGTCTATCTTACTTAACGCCTCCTCAATACTCTTGAGTGCGGCAAGTTCGAGATCCCGCCACCCACTAAAGAATGATAACGTGAGTTCACCGAGTTCGATTGCGGGTGGCTTGAGCGGTTTTCCTGTTCAGGTAACGACTCAAGCGTAAACTTTACACCAGACCAAATAACCTGCGTATTATCTCCATTTCCAGGAGCAAAAAACGTAGCATTAGCTGTACCAGCTGGATTTTGATAAAACCGAATAGTCTGGTACGATTGGTTGGAAAAAGTTGTCCACCAGTAAGATACGAAAACATCTTGCGATGCTTCGACTGCTGTTTTACCTGTTGTTGGTATTTCACACCGATAAACTGCACCATTTCCAGGGTAGTTTTCATTTGGAAATATATCATTCCAACGTAGGTAATCCGATGTTGCAGTATCTCCGGAGCGAGGCATATCTTCAGTATCATAACAATAAAGTAAATGACTAGAAAACAATTCGCCAGCAATACCTTCCTGGATATTGGTTTCATAGGATTGGACATGAAACGTGACATCCCAATGAATAATAAGGGATATCGTACCAGGTGAAGCAACAGCGCCATCCGCAATAAGATAGAATATTCCAGGGGAAAACTCTCTTGGATCTGCGGATTCAGATGTGAAGAACTGTCTTTGAGGAAGACATTCTTGTGCCCGACGACCACCACCTGATGTAACCGTTAAAGAGGTTGATTTCCAATTGTTAATACCAACTGAATTAGGGGTGGATGTTAATTTGCGCTTTCTTTCAAGCACATCATCGGGTAGCAAATCGGCAGCGTCTGGAATAAATCCAGCGATATAGCCACCAGGTGTTGTGGTAGCCATACGAGAAGCAATTTGAAAGGTCAAATGGTTGTAATGAACTTTCTGATAACTTTTGCCAATTGCAGCCATCTGTGGTAAACTCTGGGGTTCTATTCGAACTGCAAAGAATACTTGACCATCAGCGATGGTGGCTGTTGAAACGGTATTAATAAAATCAGTTCCAGATTTTCGATGGAACTCATTAGTCCTGTTATTTCTAACAGGCACCGCTCTAGAGATAGGAGCATTTTCTGCCCTAGGCTGACCTTTTCGGCCATTATTAGAGTTTTGGGATCGGTTAGATCCACCGCGTCGGCGGTTCTGCCTTTGTGGCTTTGGTTGCATATTCATGATTACAACACTACAAATCCCATTGCACTGCTTGTGTAACACGCGCATCATCAATCGGTTCCATTACTGGAACATTGATATTAATTCGATGACGGTACTCATACTTTTCAGTATTAAGCTTTAAGGGATCACGATGTTTTTTAGCAAAATCATAAATTATAGGGACTCCAGATGAAGAATGGATCTCCCCTTCGCAAACAGTAGGAAAGTAAGAATCATCTTGTGACTCCAGTGCCCAACACATACGAGAGATCGCACGTATCGGATTCCTTCCTAATATGGGCCCATTTCTGGTCCATACAACCTTAGACTGACAAAACTCAACATCCTCTAATCGTTGAACAAAAGAGAAGGTGGATTTCATACCAGTATCGCCTAACTTATCTCTAAGTGCAGCTTTTACTTTTTCAGTATAACTGGCATCAAAAGACACAACAGAATCATCACCATCAAGATAAATAATAGATGGTATTCCTTGCAATACATATCTCAGTATAGCATAATTCAAAATAGGATTACCGAATCCAGTGTCAATATCTCCACTCATTCTCCTACCCTTACATTTATAAAAGATTCCTCCACGGCTAAAACAAACATTGTTTAACTGCCATGATAAAAGTTTATTCAACTCCGGATCTTTACAAAACATACGATAAAAGCGATGACATGCTTTTAAATGTTCAACTCCAACTCGAGAATCAAAACGTGAATGATCTATACACAACCACTCTGTTCGAGGGAAAACTTGCATAGCAACAATATCACGCCCACGCTGCAATGCATTTCTGCCTTTAGCGAATATTCTTAAATTGGAATTCAAGGAGTCACGAATTTTATACACAGCATGTTCCATAGGAATTAGAAACTTAGCTAGATGCATAGTATATTTAGGTGATCGCCCTTGAATGATACGAGGTGCCTTACCAATTGCTTCGTATTTTTCATACTTGACAAAACTCTTAACATAAGAATCGCCCCTTGCACAGGGATCAGGGTCGGTTAACACACGACGCCAACGTTTCTTAACATGGGTTGATCGAGACGCATAAAGTTCTTCTAGAGATAATGGACTAACTCCAGGACATAAATGGCGTAGTCTGGAAAAAAACCGGTCCATAAAACGAATAAATCGCTTCTCAGGATGAATCAACGGAACTAAATGTCGATCAACAAGTCCATAATATTCATTACAGACACAAGTTGAGAACGTATAAACAGGTTGCATTAGGGGATGTTTGGCAACTAAATGTAGCTTACGATTGTTTTCACAACCCAAGCTTTTATCAACGTTCACAACAACGTCATCCAACTTGAATGACTTTGGAGTTTTGCCATAGCAATGTGCAGGCATTATCGGCGCATAGTCCAGTTTTTTCGCCATTTACTCAATGACCCGGAAATCGCCACTAACGCTAGGTATGCCTTCAGAACAAGAAGAAAGGATATTACATATTGTTCTGGAATATACCGTGACATGATCCAACCCAAATTATTCCACATGTCAACATACCTAGGTCCAAGATGGTAACTATCGAATACGTCCCTTAACTCAGGGAACCAAACCATAACTGCGCCGTAAAACAATACAACTGCTCGCCATCCAGCCAAACATATTGCTATGCGTTGGATGAACAGGCTAAGCTTTGTAAACCTACGTGTATAAGCCTCTTCAAACAGATCTATTCGATCGTCATAAGCTACATCACTTAATTGCGCAACCATCTTAGGTGTTACCCTCCATGCTTTACAAACTATAGCCTGCAAATTTTCATAATCAGGCATTAGTTCAACATTCTCTTGGCACCACTGAAATGCTCGTCGATTACATATATCAATTCCAATGCGATCGACCACACCCTCTGCAGAATGACGTGACTTAAAACCGGTCATCCCACGAAGATAATTGAGCAAATCAGAGGAAGCTTCCTCTAAATCCTGATATTTTTTTGTGGATTTTGAGCCATCTTCTGGCGTAGGTCCGCTTCCATTTTGTTTCTCAGACGCAACTGCTCCTTCAACTCCTTCACACGGTTTTTCAACCTCTTCAGAGTCAGATTCCAGCTCGCTGGCAGATCCGCAAAAGTCGGCTTTTCCAAGCCTAGCGCTTCCAATTGATCCGCTAGACAACTTTCGTGGTTGTTCAATGCGAGCTCTGCGAGCTTTATTTGATCTTTTAAGCTCTTTGCCGTTTTCGGCAAGTTGCGCCAAGATTTCGGAGTATGTCTTACTCTTCCAAGAGACTTGTGTGGCTGGGCTCCCTGACCCCTTTTGGAGTTTCCCGACGAGTTACCACTCGTCCCTGCAGTTGTAGTAACAACTGCAGCAGTAGCCTCCGATGTAGAGCTTTTTGCACCAGTGCTGTTTACGGCACCATTGCTCTTTCTTTGACGTTTGTCTCGGCGTCCAGATGTTTTCACAAATGGGCTTTGAGACACGGACTTTTCTGATAACATGTCCTGTTTCGTCATAGCACTCTTGTTCGTCTTCCCAGACTTCATAGAGGCTTGAGCATAGCTCTTCTTCTGGTTCTGTGGTGGACCCTCGACCTTCTCCAGGCTCTGGGTCCCCTCTGCTAAAAAAGAATTGGTTTCCCATTTCTTTCTTGCCTCCACCACTTTAGGATTATTCATCCTGCGCTCTCTCCTATTAGGAAGCCGCTTAACATCATCACTTGATGGTTCTCCAGAAGACAACGGCTTTTCCGCCGCGACACCACTCTGTAAAGGTCCCACTCCTTTCAAAACGGGCACCATAACTGGGCCATTGGGACGTAATTGTGCTTTACAGAAGCCACACCCGGGGACAGTTTTTTTCCCCTTGCGAAAGAGGGACACCTTCCCTCGTTTTTCGCATACAGGACATTCCATATTAAGCTCTTTTCTCAAAGAGCTAGCCAATGGTTTAATTAAATGTCCTAATAATCCAGTCTTTTCAACGGATTGAGGGTTAAATAGCAGATTCACCAAGTTATCCACAAGGCCGGATTCTGCCACCGAAATAAGGACCTGGTTAAGGTCTCCCGATACACGGGACATAGCTCCATT